TTGGCTATGGCTGCTCTCAAGAGCTTGTTAGTCTTCATTATTCCCTGAGACTTCTCCCTCAGAATTTCCATATGACCATCACCAAACAATTGATGGCAAAGGCGAGACATCTCTAGCGGATTCTCTGTCATTGCCCGATGATGATAGTGGCACATGGCGAACGCGTTATCGGCTGACCATCTCACAACCTTATTTCTGCGGCCGTATATATGACAGGATTCGAGTGTGTCCTCTCTGCCGCAAACCAAGCACCACTTGTCTCTTTTGCGTATGGCCTTTGAAAAGGCAATGTCAGCGGCATCTCGCTTTATTGGCATTAGTGGATTTCCCCTTTTTCATTAGAGCCGACTTCAATGACCTCGTAGTCAGCGACCAAGTTCTCTAGCCACAGGTTGTAGAATTTATCGATAGGCATATCAATAGTAATACCGTCTGGGAATGTATCAGTATAAACATCCGTGTGATTTGGGTTTGATATGCTGGTAGTAGCACCGCCAATGTTTGCTGTAAGTAGAATGGCGCTACCCTTTGGCAACTTAACGACCGTCAAATCAATCATGTTCTTGGCCTCACTGTTACGCGCGCAATCTCCCCATCTGTTTTGTGGTAGGTGATTACCTTTGCTCCGCGCTGAGATACCCAGCCTCCACGGGCTGCATAAGCGTCACGAGCCGCAAGAGTTGGGTGCTGCTCTGCGATAGCCCCGCCATCCTCTACGACCTTCTCGTGATGATAATGCCCTGTATGGATGTAGCAGGTATTACTCAGTCCCCACATTTCTCGAAACCGTGGCTCGCTAGCAAACAGTTTATGCAGGTTTGCAAGTTTCATCTTGTGACCGTGATGAAAGCCAATCATCGTTTGACCGTGCAGGTATGCGTAATACGGGAACTCATTATCAATGATCTCTACTCGTGGTTCGTCAGCGAATACGTGCTTGATATGCTTTCTAAGCCAGATACTTCCACTGATGTCGTGATTGCCTTCCGCAGAAACTACAACAACCTTCCCGTAGCGTTTAAGCATCATCTTTACTGCCTCTGTCATTACCGACATCGACATCTCTACCAGCTTTCCGTAGCGTGTATCAGCATCAAGGATATGACCAGACTGCGGAGTGACCGCCAGCATTCCATCCCAGTGTAGGAAGTCACCTAGCTGGCAAAGAATACCCGTGCCGGACTTTGGAGTTGCCTTAATCATATCGCTGATTGAGTTTAAGAATACATCTCTAGCTATCTGCATATCCCAGTCATCGCCGGTCTCGGCTTCCCAGGCATACATACCGAGGTGGAAATCTGTGATGGTCAAAAGAGAGACGAGGTCATCGTCTGCTGTTGCTGGCGGCTTGCTAGGCTTGAATGACTTCAGCCCTTCCATAGCGTTCTCAAGGCGCTCAACCAGTATCTCAAACTGACGCTGCTGGTCTGTCTGAGACTTAACCCACTGGCGAACAGGCTTGCCGTCCTCATCGTAAAAAGTAGAAACGCCCTTGATCTTATGACCATCTGGAACCGGGTGATGCCAGTCGTGGCCTGGCGAGTAGCCTTGATTTGCCGCCTTTTTCAATAGGCGAGCTTTAGAGCTGCGCCACGTTCTCTCGTCACCACCGTTCTCTTTGCATACATGGCTAAGAGGTCTGCCTTTAACTATAACCTCTTCAACTATCGTTTTTTGCAAGTCACTCCCGCAAAACTCAACTAACGGATGATCCATAACGTACCCCCTTAAAAATTACGCCAATAGTATCATTTGCCGCCAAATCGCACACTTATGGCGTATTTCTCAGCCAGAGCCTTAGACATCACCTGATAAACTTGATCGACCTCTTCAGGATCGAGCGCACTGGTCTCATCTTTATCAAATAGAATTTTTTGTATCCCAACCCACATGTATTTTTTTACCAGCTCCATGCTTGGCTCGATCTCGATTCCCTGTTTAAGTACATCACGGAAATCGTGGCCTCCCGCAGCAAGATGGTGAGCCACTTCGCGGCAGTACGCATGGATCGCGCTATTCTGCTTACTAGTGCGATTGCCCTTGGCGAGATTGAACGTAATGCACTTGTCTTTATTCGCGTTGATAAACTCAATCAACTGCTGTCGCTGAAAGTCATTATTGACCTGCCAAGACTCACCCATAACAATCCTCCGGCTTTAACTCTGGCTTATAAGTTGCTGGCGAATCTTCACTTGTTTGCTTTCGGGTTCTAAAGAACCCCTCATGCTCTGGATACGCTCTCATAAATCGCCTTGCATAAAATGATGGATAGTTATTGCCAACCTTAAACTCAGCAACGCCATCGCCACCAGCGTCTTTCTCCCACCTAATTCGCTCAAATACGGCCTTAGCTGAATAGTTCTTATAGCCCTTATTAATCATTTGTAACGTAAACGAAACAAACATAGACCAAACTTCTGGATGCTTTCTATGGTACTGCGTCACTTGCTCGCGCATTTCTTCTAGCCTAGTCATTTCCATTGCATTCTCTCTCAATCAAAATATCAATGTAGTGCTTGGCCTTCCGCAAGTCCTCGATGCCGTTTTTATCGCGCCACCGAGTCACATACTTGATGATATTGGCCTCGCAATATCCGAGACCATTTTCAATGATGTAATCAATCGGCTGAATCTTTAGCTTCTTATAATGCTCCCCGCCAACCTGTATGCTCGTTGCCGAAAAAGTGCATTCCTTTGTAGTGTTCTTTTTCCCCACAGTCATTACTCCTCCAACTCATTCGCATGTATTTAGCCATTTGGTGCGCTCTGACATACTTTGTCACGCCTCGAACCTTAGAGCACCTGTTAATCATATCCATAGACATCAACGTCTCAATGGCGTTGTATGCCGCGCCCTTATCGCAGCCAGTCCGGTTCACGATGTCATTTACCGTGAAGGTTTGCCACGTTAAAAACTTCTGAGTGTTCACAAAATCCATTGCAACCTTCTTTGTCATATACCCTCGATAAACAGCTTCGCGCCGTTCTTTGACTTCTTGAATGATCGGCCTGCTGTCTGATACAGGTTAATCGTACCCTCAAACTCTGCCGACCGCTGCTTCGCCACAATCAGCTTTAAGTCTGAACCATTCTCTATTTCCTCTACCTCTCTGGCTGTCAACTGTGCTCGATACTCCTGCTTTTGAAGTGCCGACTTCCTTAGCTTGTTGTGCCAGACGATGAACAAAAGATGCGCCTGGTCGGTAATTGTCCCGCCACCCCGCACATCAAACCGTGTCGGGATATACTCATCGCCTCCGCGCTCTGGCTTGCGAACGTGATGCACAACGCAAATGTGAATCTTGAGAGCCTCGGCAAGCCCGACAAGCTGGTTGAAGAATAGCCGCTCCCTTTCTGTGTCATCTGTCACCCCAGTAAATTGTAGGTTATCAATTGCCACAACCTTGCAGCCTCGCTTTGCCATCGCGCTGATCGCACCAAGGCACTGCAACGGCTTAACGCCACCCAAGACCCGATACCAATAAACTCGATCTTTAGCCCATCGAATGAATCTCTCGCCGTACTCTCTTGGCGGGTTATCACTAGCGGCTGACTGTTGGCACATCAATTTAGACGTATCGATAAGTGGCATCTCAAAGCTCGCAAGACCAACTTTTACGTGCTGCGCGGCATAAGTGAGACATTGAGAAAGCACTGTAGATTTTTGGTGTCCGTTAATGCCAGCCCACACCGAAATCTCAGATGGCCTCAGACGCACCAGATCGCTCACCTCAGCCCAAGGGAGCTGAACCCCGCTTTGGGTAGGGTTTGCCTCTAAATGCTCTAAGAACTCCTCTGAGAAGCTATCAATGCCTACTACATCCAAATCCTCTACCTGAGAGTAGATTGATTGCAAGTCTTTGTCGGTGAAGTCCTCGACCTCACGCTGTGGAATTGTGTTCATATCTCAAACCCTCCGCTTGAGCCTGACTGTTTGCTATCCTGCTCATCCTCCCACCTTCTTTGATTTATAAATGTGGCGGGGAATGGAATATATTGCTTCTCAGTGGAAAACTGATAACCACCAAGAGCACCGAGTAAAGCCTTTTGATCCTTCACTGTCAAATTTTTAAATGACTGCTCTGCCTTTGGCTTGCCAACTTTTTTGGGGTAGTTAAACCAGAACTCATCGAACCTTGAACGCCATGATGGTTCTTTTGGTGGTTCAATGATGGTTAGAGTTCCAATATCGGTACTACTGAAAGTACCAATATCGGTACTACCGCCAGTTCCAATATCGGTACTACTAACACCGCTTTTAATAAGTCCGAAATCGGGGCTAATAGCCAAACAGTAGATGGTGGATTTATTGTACCTCTTGATTTTTTTCAATAGCCTGGCGTCATTCAAAGCCTTGATTGCGGTTGCTACCGTCTTCCGATTAGCACACGATCTAGCGCATATATCCTCGTAGCTTGGATAGCAGTAACCGTTACTGTCGGCTCTGTCTGCTATTGTGAGAAGGATGCATTTCTGTGTTGCCGATATACCACTTACTTCATTAAGCGCCCAGTTGATCGCCTGTATGCTCACTCCATACCCCTTAACAATTCATCAGCCTCACCAATTAATACCTCGGCTACTACCGTAGACACAAACCCGTTCTTCTGTCCGCCACGCTTTAACGCCTGAGCGTATCGCGCCTTGTCTTGATCTGACAGCCTTTGACCTGACTTTTTTGCATACTCTGCAAGCTCAACCACAAAGTCCTCAAGCTCTTCACGTTTAGGTGGAGCCATAGCCCTATAGTTGTCATTAGGTGGAAACAGCGCCGACCAGTCTAGGCCGATAGCTGTGATAATGTCTAGCGCACCGCAGCCACTCCAGCACTTGAGTAAAACCTTACCCTCTGGCGTTTCACTGACTGACAGTGATGGTGACAAATCGTTATGAGCTGGGCAAGTTGCTATCCATTTGCCCTCGCCTGTGCGCTTATACTTCTGAACTCTCTCAAGAATATCTTTTGCTGACATCGACTACCTCCGATTATAATGAGGTCAACTACCCTCCGTAGTCCCACAATCCCCTGTGGGTTTGCGCCCGAAATGGGCGCTTTTTTATGCCACAAATTCACTAACTGTAACGTCAAGTGCGTCACATATCCTAAGAACCAGATTAAAACTCAAGTCCCTGGAGTTGCGCCACCTCGACAACTGCTGCGGCGTTGTGTCCAGACGTTTCGCTAGCTCGACACCACTCAGACCCTTTCGAGCCTGAGCAGCCTTGAGCTTGTCACCCAAGTTGATGACCATTAGAACGGCACGTCTTCTGATGCTACTTGCTGCTGTGGAGCCTGATCTGGCTTCCAGCTATCGAGCTTGGCGTAGCCCTTCCCAGCGCGTGAGACTAGGAAGTCCATATTAATCCACTCCTCACTAGGATTCTCCTTCATGTATCCCTGCATCCACTCGCGGAACTGCGACACGTTAATGCTCATCTTGCAGATCACAAAATCAGGTGACCGTTCGCTTTTTACTTTTGGATAAATACCACCCACCATATCGCTCATTTTTACTCTCCTAATCGCGCTTTTCGCGCCTGGTTAAATTCATCACTTTTTAGAGCCTTGCGCTCTGCGGTAGTGAAGATACCACCCTTCGATGGAGCAACCCACAACGCTTTTTTCTCGTCGTTGGTAAGCTCCTCCCAAGCCTCGGCCAGCTCATCCCACTGACCATCTTCAATCGCCTGCTTGATACAAGCAACCGACGACCAGCACTCTTGAGCTACTCTATTGTGCTCCGCCAACTCGTCAGGTATTTCCTTTGGAGCAGCCTGGACGGCTTGATTTCCATCGTCATCGGCTGAAGGTATCCCGGCAATTGACTGCAAAGCGTAACGTCTTGCGTACGTTATTGCGGAGCCGGTAGCCTGCGCGTCAAACTTAGCTAACGGCAATGTATATCCCTGACGGATATACTGCCCTGAAGTATGCATTAGCATAGTCACAACGCCAGCCGACTCGCCTTCTCGAATTGGGAACTGAGTGTAACTCAGGCCGTGATTAGCGA